CCGCATATAGGGCGCTGGGGATGTTGTGCCGCGATCACCTTTTGTGCGGCCAAACTCGACCGAACCCGCCTTGATCTGGGCCTCCTTGGTTGGTGGCGCAGCCTCTACGGCACCGCGAAAGCCGTCTTGCGTGTCGTATTTCGTAAATATCCAGCCCTTTAACTCGCCGCTTTCAACGGGAACAAGCTGACGCGCCATCCGCGCACCGGCTTCTGTATTGCGACGGATCGCTTTTTCAACATCAATGCGAACAGCGTCCGGCAGATCCCGCAGTTGCTTGCTCAGTTTCTTTGCGCCGACAACCCTCACGGTGCCACCCCACGCAACAGGTGGAACTCAAGAACGGTGCCTTTGTCGTCAACCTGCATCACATCCTTGATCGCCCAGGTCTGGCCCCGAACCTGCACGCGATCCGCTGCTGTGAACGTTTCGGTAACGCTGTCTTTGCGAACCCGCATCGTGGCTGGGCCAACGTCAGAAAGCGCCCCACCTTGGATCGCCTCTTTGCCGGTGCGCTCACGCAAGTTGGCTGACCGTGTGGCCACATCCGACCAGCCGGTGTAGAGGTTGCCGTAATCGTCAACAGCGCCCTCTACAAGTTGCTGGAATGTAGCCCGATCACGATATGACCCTGCCCTAACCATACCAAGCCCTGCGGTGCATATCGACCAGCATGTCAAATCCATACGGGATGTTTGACAACTCATCCATCATCGTGTTTTCGCGGTTGTCATACCAGTGGCCGATCAGCAGCATCATTGCATGGCGCAGCGTCTCCGGCACGCTGGCAGATGTCGCCCCGTAGCCTGCTGTGTATTCTATGCGGATCGCGTCGGCCCGATCTTGCGTCACGGGCCAGTTGAACCCAGACTTTGGCCCGATCCGGGTTGTGAAGTCTGTGCCTGTGATTTCGTAGTTTGACAGCGTGTCGGTCTGCAAAGCGCCGTCGATGTCGTAATACTGGACCGCCGTGACCTCGATCAGCGGACCCATAGCAAGCCGGACATACTGCGGCGGAACGCTGTTAACCCATTGGCCCCACTTCTGCGTAATCATCGCATGACCAAGCGCGCCTTTTGCGTCTGTGTAAGACGCCGCAGTCTTGATAAGGCGGTCAATCATCAAGTCATCGTCTGGATGCTCAATGCGCAACTGTGCCTTAACCTCCGCCAGCAAGACGGGTGCAGCGGCAGGTGCCTCAAGCAACTGCAAAGCGTCAAAGCTGGCCAAGGGCTGATGCATGCTTATTCGTCCTCGGAGATTTTAGCAGCCTTGCGCGTGTACGGCTTTTGTACGGCGCGCTCGACCTTAACCGCGTCGACGGGTTCAGCGATGCCAGCAGCAATGAAGCGAACAGCCTCTGCATCGTTGCAGTCAATCACGTCGCCCTGATTGTGCGAAAAGTCGATGCCTGCCATCGAAGTGAGAAGTTTAACCTTTGGCATTGTGTGCCTCCTATAAAATCAACTTAGGCAGTGGGGCAGGATAACCCGCCCCACCAAGAAGTTGATTAAGACGCCGCAGTTGCGAGGTGCTTGATCGCAGCAGTGTTGGTCAACACGCCGTCGAAACGGATGTAGCCCAAGATGCCGAAGTCAGGTGCGAAACGCTCGCGCGCAACGTAAAGCGCGGGCGCGCCGACCTTGCGGACGTAGAACTTCGACATGTCACCAAACAGCATGACCTTCGAAGAAACGCCCGAACCGACGTTGGCCATCGCTTGGTTGACGACAACGTTGTAGCCCAGCAGGTTCTGGGGAACGCCGGCTTGATAGTTGCCCATCTGCCAGAGGTAGTTGCCGTCGCCGTCCTTCAACTTGCGCACAGCGGACAAGGTGGCGTCAGCCATCATGATCGCGGTGTTTGGCGAAGTGCGGTAAGCGGGGTCAACCGAATGGATCAGGTCGATGATCTCATCCGCAGTGATGGCGTTGGTTGCGGCTGCAACTTTACCAGCACCAGAGTTGGTCACGATGCCTTCAACGTCCGAAGAACCCGAACCGACTGTCAGCTTGGAGTTGGCGATACGGCCAAGACGCTCGCCCAGCAACTCACCCAGAAGCGATTCCATGTTCAGGACGCTGTCTGCGTTCAGTTCTGCCGACCAACGAACCCACTCAGAGTCAAAGGCAAACGCGCCCAGAGACTTCTGACCAAATGTCACGTCCTTACCCGCGTCATCCGTTGGCTGTGTGCCTTCGGTGTGTGCTTCGGCAGCGACAGTGGTGTCGTCAACGGTTGGGATGTTGAACGGGTTGCCTGCAACGGTGTTGATGACAGTGAAGAACTGGTTGCCATACATTGGGCCAGTTGCAATCATTGCCTTCTCGATGAAGGTCGCCAGTTCAGTTGGAACGGTAAAACCGCCAGCCGAATTGGTGCCGCCAGTTTGCACGCGGTATTCCTTCAGAACGTTGCGCACTTCCTGATCGACGTAACCTTCGCCGCCGTTGGCAATCATCTCGGCAAACGCCGAACGATAGTTCATTTTGAAGCCTTCATCGACAGCGCGTGCAGAGCCTGCGTCCGCCATTGGTCGACGGGACAGATCAATGCTTTCGCCAGCGCGAAGTGCGGCCTCAACCTTTTGCAGGCGCTCAACCTTCTGACCCAGCTTGTCGTGGTCAGCCATCATGGCGTCAAACTCGCGCTCAATCTCAGCAGCGCTGGCTTCTGTGGTAGTGTCTGTCACTTCCGACAGTTTGGAGCGGGCTTCGGTGGCAATGTTCGCCATCTTCTCCCGCAGTTCTTTAATCTCAGCCATCACGGGCCTCCATCTAAGGGAACTGGTCTGTCATCACGACGATCAGGTCCAAGCACTTGCCCAAGGTGCAGGACAGGGCAGTAACAGCGGGAGCCGCTGCTATTTCGCCAAGCTGGCCTTCATCCGAAGGCGTCGCATCGCTTGGGTTTTGTTTTGCTCATCGCGATACTGCTGCAATGAACGTAAACCGATTTCGGTGCCATCATAAGCCGGTGTGGTCACGATTGACACGTCATAAAGTTGCAAGTCTTGGATCATGCGCTTTGGCATGTCACCGCTGTCGTCCCAAGTCTGCCGCGTTGGCACAAACGCAAACGACATTTTGTCCAGATCGCCGCGCTTCATTTTGGGAACAATCGCTCGGACATCTGGATCGTCGATGTCAAGTTCCGTTTCAATGTAAAGCCCGCGCTCATCCTGCGACAGACGCAAAGTGCCAGACCGCGTGCGCGCCAATGGCAGGCCATCGTGGTTGACCAAGAACACAACGTCATCGTTGCGCTCAAGTGCAGACGTGAATGCACCGGCCTCAATCACTTCTGTGAAAAAGCCGCCGATGTTAGTTTCCTGCCCGAAAACAGCGGCATAACCAGCGACCCGAATCGGGCCATCATCTTCCTGCCGAATTTCGACAGGCTCACCAAGCGCACGGATTTCAGGTTTAACCATCGGGGCATCCAAACTATGTGGCAAAGATACCACGAGACTAGGGGCCGCGTCTAGTGTCACGGCAGCGCAGCCGGCGTCAACCTTGTCGTCATTCGATAACAGCATCAGGAACCCCCAGGTTTTGCGATCCAATAGGAACCGTTGCGCCCTGTATCATCAGGCTATCGCCTGCTGGCATCGGACTCATGTTCTCAATATCGCGCACTTCGTTCGGTGTGCGGATCCCGTTCTGGATTGTCGTCGCGTGTGCTTCCATGCGGGTCTTGAAGTCGCCGCGCAGAAGGCCGTCAACATTAAACTCGACGTATAGCTTTGATCCGCGCGGGAACAGCTTGAGGTTCAATTCCTGCTCAAACTGCTCAATCCACCGTTTCAGCGTATGCTTGACGAAGTGCAAATCCTGTTGCTCGGTGTTGCTATAGGTGCCGCGCGTCAGGTCTTGCAAAAAAATCGGCGGCACGCTGTAGATGCGCGCGATCTGCTCAATGCTGAAACGCTGCAACTCAATCAACTGCATTTCACTTGGGTTAAAACCGACGGGCTTCAACTCATGCCCCATTGGGATAGCCATGACGGGCTTGCCTTCGCGCGCCAGCTTGGCCGTGGTCTTGGCAACGTCCTCAGACGCACGTTGTGCCGCTGCGCCAGACTGGAACGGGCCTTGCAGCGTCATTGGTGGGATGCCGCCGGATTGAAAGGCCTTGGAACCGTATTTAGTCGCCGCAATGGCCAAGCCAATCGCGTCTTTGTTGGTCATAATCGGGCCGCGAAGGTCAAGCTGGTTGGCTTTGAGCATGTAGCTGATGTCGATGACCTCGGTGGCCTGATACTTGATACCTTTATAGGTATAAATTTTGACCATCTTTGGTCCGTCTTGAACGTGGTCAACGCTCGTGTGGTGCGGGTCCAGCGGCCAAATGTTGGCAACCTGCCCATTGCCTTTGCGCTCAATGTAGCTGACGCAGCGACCTCCGGTGAACACTTGATCGAAAAGATATTTGCGCCACTCAAAAGACGACATTTCATCGTTTGCTACGTCGTGCAGGATGCCAGCAAGCGGGCCTGTCTCAACGCGCTGACGGCCCTTGCTGGTTTTGCGGTAGACGTGCAAGGGCAGGCCAGCCAGCGTGCCGCTGATGAAGTTGACGGCGGCCCATACGGCAGGAACGCCAAGCGCGCTGTCAATCGTGACATTGATGCCGGACTCTGACAAGCCGCCGCCCCAGCCCATAACCTGAAGAAAGTCCTCAGATGAAACTGTCGCGTTCGGGTTCTCAAGAGTACGTTCTTCAGGCTTACGGAAGCGATCAAAGATGCCCATTAGTTCAGGTCCACGCGCATGGTTTCGCGCAATGATACATCAGTCAGGGCCAAATGGAAAGGGTAACGCGAACGCAGCCTTTTCTCCGCAAATCTAAAGGCCAACCGTGGCTTCACGCTTATCAAGCCGTCATCTGGAAGGTCGGATCGTCCCACGGCGACGGCGGCAAAGCAGCGTCCTCTTGCGATTCAGCGCCCAGCGCCATTGCCAGCGCCACAAGCCCGTCGATCTTGCCCGCAGACTTGGCCTTGGTCAGCTTGCGATTGCCCGCAGGATCGCGCTCCACAACAGCGTTGGCCGCGCACATGTTCATGATCGGGTTGCTGCCGTGCAGCAGTTTCCGTTCAGCGACTAGCCGTTCCAGCTTATCGACCGCCGGGGCCATGTCCTTGAAGCCCTGACCGAACGGTGCCATCGGCACCTGCGCGCCGATGATGTCCAACTCGCGCTGGAAGTCGTTGATCCGCCAGCGGTCATACGCCAGCATCTGGATGTCGTATTCCTCAGCCGCCTCCGCAACGTGACGGGCGACGACAGCAGGGATAATCACTGGACCGTCAATCAGCGTTAGGCAACCTTGATCCGCCCAGATGTCATACGGCACCTTGTCCGCCTTCGCCTTGTCACGCAGTCCATCGCTGGGCAGAAAGAACTTTGACACGATGTGGTATTTGTCGCCGTCAGGGAACACCATGACAAATGCGGTCAGATCTCGGCTGGCTGACAGGTCCAGACCTGCGTAGCACATGCCGCCAAGCGGGATGTCGGGCTGTTGGTTGTTGGCCTCCCATTCGGTCCGGTTCAAGAACGGGCTGACGCCCTCGACCCGCTGGTTTAGATACAGCCAACGAAAGCTGGCCTCCTTTGCAGGCAAGCGCGCAGCTTGCTTGGCGAAGTCCTCGACATCCTTCAGGCTGCGAAACTCGCCCATCGCCGGGTTCGCCGCCTTCCACGCCGCGCGATCCATGACCTCGCAGTCCTCCGGTGCGGTGTAGACATGGCTGACGATGCGCGGGTCTTTGGCATTCTTGGCGTCGTCCAGCCAGATCGAAAACAGATCACCGTCCGTTGCCGCCTGCGTGCTGATCGCAATCAACAGCGGATCGTCGTGCGCGCCCTGGGCGGTCTCAATGGCCTCAACGAAAGCATCCGTTGGCCCACGCACCTGACCGACCTCATCAAGGATAGCCAGCACCGGTGACAGGCCGTGTGCCGTGCCAGCCTCCGCGCTGATCGCCTTGTATTCGACTTTCATCGGCAGGCCGACCAGCATCTTCTGCGATGGGATGATGCGAACGATCTTTGACAGGGCTGGCGAAAGCCTGACCATTTTCTCTGCTAGCTTAAAAACTAGACCCGCCTGATCGCGGCTGCGTGCGCCGCTGATGATCAGGCTGTTCTGCCGCGCCTCTGGGCCGACGATGTGCGCAAGCAGGATGCCAGCGATCAGCGCAGATTTGCCGTTCTTGCGCCCGACGGAGAGGTAAGCCCGGCTGGTGCCGTTCTTGTTGTCGTAAATATCCAAGATAAACTTGCGCTGAAACTCCATCAGCTTGATCGGCCGTCCAACCAGCTTGCCTTCTGGCACAGGGCAGAATTGAGTTATGAAAGCAATGACCCGTTCGCCGCGTGTCACGAGGCCTCCACTGCATTTGGGCTGGCCTCAGATAACTCTTGTGGATTGCTTCTTGCCCAGTGCAGCTTCATGGACACACGCCGAAGCCTGCGACGTATCTTGCCGTCCTCAAGCGCCTTGCTGTTTGGATCAATTAGTAAGGCGTCAATGATAGACTCAAGCTGGTCCGCTTCTTCGTCCTGCAAAAAAAGCGTTCTCATGTTCGCTCCCCTTCTGTTTCTGCAAACGGCTGGCCCGTCGCCTCAAGGGTGGCGGTCTGGCCGGTGAAGTTCTGCCAGCGGATCACTGCCATATCGACGTAAGCCGGGTTTAACT